TGCTTGAGTCGGGCAAAATGGTCATCAGCAATCTTGCCGAAGCAGCAAGCGAGGTAGCAGGCACGGTGGCAGCGGTAGCAACGAACGTAGTCAAGACCATCCAAACCATTGACATCAAGGCAGCGACTGACCAAGCCGCACGATTGGTGGAACTGCAAAAGCAAGCAGCCCTTGCTGATGTAGCACGGCAGAAGATTCAACTTGAATACCAAAATACGCAGGAGCAGTTGCGCCAATTGCGTGATGACGAGCAGAACTCACTTGTAGAACGTCAGAAGGCCAACCAAGACCTATTGGCATCGCTTGAGAAGCAAGCGGAGTTGGAGCGTGTGCAACTAAACATCAAGGTAGCAGCAGCATCCGCAGAATACGAAATCAACAAGACCAATGAGAACCTTGTCGCTCTTAAACAGGCGCAGTTGGAACTCACGGACTTGGATGAGCGTTTGCAAGGTCAGCGTTCAGAAGCATTGGCGAACCAAAACTCTCTATTGCGTGAGCAGTTGGACATCACAAAGAGCGTAGCAGAAACCGACCAAGAGATTTACGAGATTCAGCAGGAAGCGCAACTATCAATGCTTGACGATGCGGTAGCAGTAGCGCAGAAGGAGATTGAGATTGCCAACAATGTCTACAACCGCAAGAAGACTTTGCTTGAGCAAGAGGTAGCCCTTTACAAGGAGGGTACTGCCCAACGAGCAGAAGCCGAAAACGCTCTAAAGACCTTTGAAGCAGAGAACGCAGCAAATCGCTTGCAGTTAGAGCGGAATTTGCAAGAGGCGAAGCTCGCAACCATCAAAGGCGCACTTCAGGGTGTAGCCCAACTCGTAGGAGAGAACACAATGCTCGGCAAGGCTATCGCTTTGGCACAGGTAACCATTGACACATACACAGGTGCTACCAAAGCCCTCGCTCAAGGTGGTGTATTTGGCTACATCGGTGCAGCAGGCATCATTGCTTCAGGTCTTGCTAACGCACGTCAGATTACGGCTACGCAAGTGCCTACGGAATCTTCGTTTGGCGGAGGTGGCACACCGAGCATCACCAACACCCTCACACAACCTGCGCAGCCTGCGCAATTCAACATCGTAGGGCAGTCCAACCTCAACCAACTTGCACAAAGCATCGGCAGTCAGTTCAACCAACCTGTACGAGCTTATGTGGTAGGTCAAGATGTGACTACCGCCCAACAATTAGAACGCCAACGAGTACGAACCGCAACATTTGGATAATGAAACTTATTGAACTAATACTTGACGAAACGATGGCTCTCACGGGGATTGATGCCATCAGCCTCGTAGAGCATCCCGCTATTGAGGAGGACTTCATTGCGCTCAATTCCGAGCGTGTAGAGTTCGCCAAGCAAGACGAGGAGAAGCGCATCCTGATGGGAGCAGCACTCGTACCCAACAAGCCCATCTACCGAGTCAATGGCGAGGAGGAGTTCTACGTTTACTTCAGCCAAGAAACAATCCGCAAAGCGAGTGAGATGTTCTTCCAAAAGGCCAAGCAGAACAACGCCACCCTTGAGCATGAGGTAGGCATCAACGGCCTCACGGTTGTAGAGTCTTGGATTATTGAAGATGAAACACACGACAAGAGCCGCAAGTACGGAATGGATTTGCCTGTTGGCACTTGGATGGTTTCTATGAAGGTCAATAACCCCGAAATATGGGACGGCTTCGTAAAGACGGGCAAGGTCAAGGGCTTTAGCATTGAGGGCTACTTCGTTGACAAGATGAACTTCGCCAAGCAGGAGATGGAGCGCATTGAGGAGCAAGAGGCGGCACTCCTATTGTCGCAAATCGTAGCCATCATCAAAAAGGACGGCCGCAAGAAGACTGGAAAGCGTATGGAGCTTGAATCCTACTCGGACTACCCCCAAGCGGTACGCAACAACGCCAAGCGAGGCATTGAGCTAAACGATGCCAATGGCAACAAGTGTGCTACACCTGTTGGCAAGGTGCGTGCGCAGCAGTTGGCACAGGGAAAACCCATCAGCGTAGAAACCATCACCCGTATGCACTCGTACCTATCACGAGCCGAAGAATACTACGATGAGAACGACACTAAAGCCTGTGGCACTATCTCGTACCTATTGTGGGGAGGGTTGGCTGCAAAGCGTTGGGCTGAATCTAAACTTAAAGAACTCGGTAAATTATGACCACCACACTAAATTCAGCCATCAAGGTACAAACGGACGTTATCAGCGATGCGGAGCGTTTGACCTATGCCATTGAAGAAGGCTCTATTGTCCAAACCGAAACGGGCTACTGGGTGGTGCGCAATGGTGCTTGGATTAACCTAAACACGAGCGATGCTCTTGGTCTTGGATGGGCGAGATATGATGATGGGGAGTACACTTCAGAGAACAAGCTGACTATTTCGGATGGTGCTACGGTTACCGTTCCGAACAATATGTCGGAGGTTGTATGGTCTATAAATGACCCATTCCTGTTCTACCAACCGATGACCAAGCGAGTGTATGGCATCAAGGAGAACGATATGTACATTGCCACGATTGTCTTTAAGGCCAGCGCAGCAAACGCCAACTCTACCTACGGAGAACTAAAGCTTGAGGGTGGTAACGGAACGCCCTACGAGCGTTTGGCAGCAACAATCAACTTCCCCAAAGGAAATGACGTAGAGCATCCGTTCCACTTTATGTTCCAATACTACGTTGACGAGGACTTCGTGACCAACGGAAACTTTTGGACTATTACCGCAACAGGCGGAGCAATCCAAACTTGGGACCACATTATGTTTATTCAAAGAACCCAATCACGATGATACGCAGACAAAAGCTACCCGTAGCCTCACCACGAGGCGGCAATAGAGGATGCCTCTGCCCAGACAACACCTACTCACGCAAGTGCTGCGATGGCTCTCTACCCGCACAGGGCATAGGCTCTTTGGTGGGTCAAGGCGATGTAGAACTGAACCCATAAAATGTAACAAACGATTCAAACACTCTTATTTAGTTAGATATGAAAGCAAATAATATCCTTAACCGCATCCTTGCCGAACTTTCATCCATTCGTGAGGTGAAGTTTGAGCAAATGACCCTTGAGAACGGAGCCGTTCTTGAGGCTGAAGCATTTGAAGCAGGAAACGAGGTTTTTGTCGTTAGTGGCGAAGACCGTGTTCCCGCTCCTGTAGGCGAGCATATCCTTTCTGATGGCCGTGTATTGGTTGTCGCTGAAGAAGGACTGATTGCCGAAATCAAAGAGGCCGCTGCCGAAGAAGTAGAAGAAGAAAAAATTGAGGTAGAGGTTGAGGCTTCTGCTGAAGAATCTACTGAACTCGCAGAGGTTGAAGTAAAAGAAGAAGCTCCTGCCGTTGCAGCCATCGTTGAGAAAGTCCTTGAGGAGATTGCAATGATGCGTGAGGAGATGAAAGCTATGCGTGAGGAGATGGGCGGCTACGCCAAGAAGGAGGAGATGGCTGCGGTTAAGGCCGAGTTGTCTGCCGCACCTGCTGCCAAGCCCATCAAACACAACCCCGAAACAAAGCAAGTCAACAAGGTAGAATTTAACCGCCCCGCAAAGGCGATTGACCGAGTCCTTGCACGTCTTAACAACTAATAAAACCCGAAAATGGCTACGACCACTTCAATCACTACTTCGTACGCAGGGCAATTTGCCTCCAAGTACATCTCTGCTGCTCTTTTGAGCGCAGACACCCTTGACAAGGGCCTCGTTGAGATTCTTCCCAACGTAAACTTCAAGACCACGCTTCAGAAGGTCAACACCGATGACATCGTTAAAGATGCCACTTGTGACTTCACGGCTACGTCTACGCTTACCCTCACCGACCGTGTTCTTGAGGTTGAGCCGTTCCAAGTTAACCTGCAGCTTTGCAAGAAGGACTACTACGATTCTTGGATTGGTGGTCAGATGGGCTTCTCTGCCTACGATAGCATCCCCGCTTCGTTCGCTGACTTCTTGATTGCCCACGTTGCTGCCAAGACTGCCCAAAAGATTGAGCAGAACATTTGGAATGGTAACGCTGCTTCTGCTGGCGAGTTCTCTGGCTTCTTGAGCCTGATGACTGCTGACTCTGACGTTGTTGACGTAACGGCTACGACCGTAACGGCTGCCAACGTAATCACCGAGCTTGGCAAGGTTGTAGACGCTATCCCCGCTGCCCTTTACGGCAAGGAAGACCTGACCATCTACGTTCCGCAGAATGTTGCTAAAGCATACGTTCGTGCTTTGGGTGGCTTCGGAGCTTCAGGCTTGGGTGCTAATGGTGTTGACAATAAGGGTACCATGTGGTACGGTTCAGAGCCGTTGTTCTTTGACGGAATCCGTGTTGCTATGGTGAACGGCCTGCCTTCTAACAAGATGGTCGCTGCTCAATCAAGCAACCTGTACTTCGGTACTGGCCTCCTGAACGAGCGCAACGAGGTTCGTGTTCTTGACATGGCTGACCTTGATGGTTCTGACAACATCCGTGTGATTCTGCGCTTCTTCGCAGGTGTACAATACGGCATCGGAACTGACGTAGTTCTCTACTCTTAATCCGAGCGATTAAATAAACCATAGGGGGGTGGTGGTTTCAAAGCCCCGCCCCCTTTTTTAATTCAAACAACAAACAATGGCTTGCGATTTAACAAAAGGACGTGCAGTACCGTGTAAAGACGTAGTTGGTGGCATTCGTGCCGTTTACTTCGTTGACTTCGGTGACTTTTCAAGCGTTACCCTCACCAATGACGAGGTAACGGACATCAGCGGAACTTTCTCCGCCTACCAATATGTGGTGAAGGGCAACTCATCTTTTGAGCAGGCATTCAACTCAAGCCGTGAGAATGGTACTACCTTCTTCACGCAGACGTTGAACCTGACCTTGACCAAACTCACCAAAGAAGACAACAAGGAGCTGAAGCTCTTGGCCTACGGACGTCCCTACGTTGTTGTGGAGGACTACAATGGCAATGCCTTCTTGATGGGTAAGAACTACGGAGCAGAGGTTACTGGCGGTACTATCGTCACGGGTGCTGCTATGGGTGACCTGTCGGGCTACACCTTGACGATGGAAGCACAGGAGCAACTGCCTGCCAACTTCATCAGCGGTGCAGTTCTTAACAATCCGTTCGCTGGACTTGCTTCGGCTACGGACACCATTGTAGTAGGAACTAACTCTTAAATTTGGTTGGGGGGCGCAAGCCCCCTACCTTTATTTTTATGAAACACATTTTTTCTAAAATCGCCAAGATTGGTGAGGAAGTTCGTGGTTCTGAAGTAGTCAAGGTTGAACTTGCAAAAGTCAATTTGCCAAGTGCTTTGATTTTCTTGAAGAATGGCGTTGAGTATAGCGTTAAGAACAACAAGAATACCTCTAATGCTATTAGCGAGATGTCTTATGCACTTGGCGTTTACAAGAAGCAAATTGATTCAAATGAAAGTTTGTTGCGTGGCAATGATGATCTTTTAAAGAGAATCCAATCCACAATTCAAGATGCAGAATCTGCTGCTAAAGATCTTGGTGTTGCACCGACTGCTGTTCCCGACTATAGTGAAGTAGTACGACTTTTTAATGAGATGAAGCAAGCTGACAAGCAATTGCAAGATTCTCATTTGAAATTGAAAGGAATGATTTAATATATTTGCGTTAGCAATTCGCAAGAGTGGCTAAACGTGAGAGGGATGAGGGGGCGAAAGCCCCCTTTTTCATTACAAAAACTTTCAGCGAGGTTATTTACTTGAGATGCATATTCTACAAGTATCGGCTTCGCCTCAAACCATTACAATCATCCCTCGTGAGTTTGTTTACTCGCAGGAGGACTTGGACTTATACTTTGAGCGTGTGTTGCTTGATGACGGCACGTTAGAGGGCATTACCTGCACGGAGAACGCTCTAAATGACCTTGATGGTGTTACGCTATACCTGATAGACGAAAGCACCAACACAACGGCTGAAATCAATCCCACGATTGAGGAGGCCAATGGCTTTATGCACCTCACCGCTACATTCACATTGGTCAACAACCGATTCTACGGAATGAAGGTGGTATACGATGGCAACCTCATCTATCGTGACAGGATATTCGTAACTTCACAAACCGAGTACGACAAGTTCACCGTGAACGCTGGGGTGTACACCGAAGAAACATCATACGACAATGACTTCATCATCATCTAAAATCCACGTTGTCAATTTAAGCTCCTACACCACGCCTGTAATCAAGGAAGTGCAGGGCAAGGATTGGGTAGAGTACGGGGAGGACAACAACTACTTCCAGTACATCATTGACCGCTACAACGGCTCACCAACCAACAACGCCATCCTCAACTCTTTGATGGACTTGACCTACGGCAAGGGGTTGGATGCTACGGACTCTGCTCGCAAGCCGAGTGAGTACGCTTTGATGAAGGGCTTGTTCACCAAAGACTGCGTGAAGAAGTTGGTTTCTGACTATGTGATGATGGGGCAATGCGCCATTCAGGTAGTGTATAGCCAAGACCACAACACCATCGTCCGTGTAGAGCATATACCTATTGAAACGCTGCGTGCAGAACGCTGCAACGAGGAGGGCGAGGTTGAGGGCTACTACTACGCCAAGAGCTGGAGTGATGTCAAGAGCCGCAAAGAAACCCCTATCCGTATACCAGCATTTGGTACAAGCAAGGAAGGTCTTGAGATTCTTTACATCAAGCCCTACCGAGCAGGATACTACTACTACTCACCTGTGGATTATCAGGGAGGCCTGCCGTATGCTGAATTAGAAGAAGAGGTAGCCAACTACCACATCAACAACATCCAGAACGGCCTATCGCCTTCAATGCTCATTAACTTCAACAACGGAGTTCCGAGTGAGGAGGAGCGCAGGCAGATTGAGCAGCAGATTGCCAACAAGTTCAGCGGCAGTTCAAATGCGGGTAAGTTCATCCTTGCGTTCAACGACAACAAGGACTTGGCTGCTACGGTTGACCCCGTTCAGTTGAGCGATGCCAGCGAGCAGTACCAGTTCTTGTCGCAAGAGGCTACGCAGAAGCTAATGGTAAGCCATAGGATTGTTTCTCCGATGCTCTTAGGCATCAAGGATAATACAGGACTCGGCAACAACGCTGACGAGCTTAAAACGGCTTCTACGTTGATGGACAACATCGTCATCCGTCCGAAGCAGGAGTTGCTCTTGGATGCGTTTGAAACCATCCTCCACTACAACGATGTTCGCCTGAACCTGTACTTCAAAACGCTTCAGCCGCTTGAGTTCACCGAAGACATCGTGACCCCGATGGATGCAGAAACCCGTGAGGAAGAAACGGGCGTTAAGTTGTCAAGCCAAGAGCCGAGTGACGAGCAGTTTGATGAGGTCTTTGCTGCTTTGGAAGAAGTGGGTGAGGTCATCAACGAAGACGAATGGGAGCTTGTTGACGAGCGACCTGTTGACTACGAGGCGGAGCAGGCATTGAGCAAGTATGCGTTTGCATCAACAGGCGCAGCCTTCCCCAACGCTAAAAGCTCGCAAGATGGTGTAACGGAAGAAGGCCGCAGATACAAGGTTCGCTATGCTTACGCCCCGAATGCTACGAAGGCCAATAGCCGTGAGTTCTGCAAGAAGATGGTGTCTGCCAACAAGGTCTACCGCAAGGAGGACATTGAGCGTATGGGAGGCCAAGCGGTGAACGCAGGCTTCGGCCCTGAAGGAGCAGCAACCTATTCAATATGGTTGTACAAGGGAGGCGCACGTTGTCATCACTTTTGGATGCGCAAGACCTACTTGGCAAAGGCCGAAGGCGTAACGCCTGATGTGGGTAACCCGAATGCTGAAGTGTCGGTCAACCAAGCCAAGCGAGCAGGAGTAGATTTAGAAACAAATCCGAAGGATGTGGCAAAGCGGCCTGTTGATATGCCCCGTCAAGGTTTCCTACCTAAATAAAGAATAGAAATGACAGCACTTTGGATTAAGCGAGAGGATTTGGTGCGGCAGACCGCATTGGGTGGCAACGTAGACCAAGACAAGTACCTGCAATTTGTTAAGATTGCACAGGAAATTCATATGCAGAATTATACAGGTACTCGCTTGTACAATAAAATCAGCAACGACATTATTGCTAACACTTTGGCAAATCCATACCTTGCCCTTGTAACGGATTATTTGCAGCCTATGCTAATCCAATGGGCACTCGTAGAATACTTGCCGTTTGCTGCTTACACTATCGGCAACGGGGGTGTGTTCAAGCACAATTCGGAAAACTCTACAACGGCAGAGAAGGTAGAGGTAGACTACTTGGTGGGCAAGGCGAGGGACTTGGCGCAGTATTATACTGACAGGTTCATCACCTATATGAGCTACAACCAAGCCACGTTCCCTGAATACTATCAAAACAACAATGCTGATGTCTTCCCCGATACGGACGCAAACTTCGCAAGCTGGGTACTCTAAAAAGCAGTACGAACCAAAGAAGAGCAATGTAGTGAAGTTAAAAAGTTATTTAAAGGAGAAAGAGAAGAATGGCTAATCTGATTTCATGGGGCGTTGTGTATTGCTCTACTTGGTTTGGTCAAGTAGACGAAACTACTTTGTCCATCCAGAACGAGAGCGCACCTCCTTGCTTTGCTCCTGCTAATGACATTGCAACATACTATTCAGACCGAGTATTGGCTGATGGTGGTGTTGTAGAGGGCTACGACTGCTTGGTTGCTGCTCTTGAGGATTTGGGAGAGGATACCTACTACGACATCTTTGACACCTACATCCAGCGTATGACCGATGACGGAGCAACATTGGAGGGAGAAGAATGCTTGATTGACCAACTATTTATTTTGAACTGATGAGTTATTTTGACGATGCCAGCTTGGTAATGATTCCAAGCGGTTACAAAGACCAGAAGGTGTACTCCGTTAAGCCTTTGGATGGTTCAGGGGATTTAACCTTTACCCGTGCCAGCGATGCCACCCGAGTGGCTTCTAACGGCCTTATTGAGAAGGTGCGGACGAATCTTGTTTTGCAGAGCAACAACTTTAGTAGCGCATCTTGGACAAACAATGCGCTGGTAACGCCAAACAACCAAACAAGCCCAGACGGGACTTTGGATGCTGATACATTTACTGCTGACGGCACAAATTCTGGTATACTTCAAGTTGTAGCAGTTACAAATGTTCCGCACACTTTTAGCATCTATGCAAAGGCTGGAACTTATTCTATTTTTAGAATTGTAAACCTTTCAAGTTTAACAAATGCCGCTTGGTTTGATTTATCAACTAACACAACTGGAAACCAAGTAGGTGGTACTTCAAAGATTGAGGCGGTAGGCAACGGATGGTATCGCTGCTCGTATTCTACCAATTTGCCAAATACATCCGCTGGTTCGCAAGGCTTTGTTTTGTCTGATGCTATGGGTTCAACGGGAGGCGTTCCAAGCGGCTCAACTATGTATTTTTGGAAGGCCCAAATTGAAACGGGCGACATTGCAACAGACCCGATTACTACTTTGGGGACCGCAGTAAGCGTTGGCCCCGTTAGTGGGTTACCCCGTTTGGACTACTTGAATAGTACTTGCCCTCGCCTGTTGCTTGAGCCGCAGCGGAGCAACATTGCCCTATACTCCGAGCAGTTTGACAATGCGGATTGGACTAAACTAAACGCAACTGTAACGGCTAACCAAACGCAAGACCCGACTGGGTACGATGGTGCTGACAAGTTAATTCAAACTACCGCAACGGCAGAACATAGCATTTACAATACCATAAGCGTAACAAGTGGCACAACCTATGCGGGTAGCGTTTTCTTGAAGATGGGCGATGGCTCTACCTCGTGGCGATATGCTCAAGTGCGTTTCCGAAATGGCGGCTTTGGTACTGGCGGTGGTGTTGTCGTAGACCTTTTAAATGGGGCTATAACTTACTCAAGCGGCCTTGCCTCAAGTTCTATTGAATCCTACGGCAACGGATGGTATCGTGTTTCTATTGTACAAGCGTCAACAGTTACCAGCGCAAGCGCTGGTATTGTGGTGGCGTTTAATGATACGAGCAATTCGTTTAGCGTTTCTTTTGCTGGAGATACCAACGCCAATATGTTCCTATTTGGGGCGCAGATTGAAGCGGGAAGCTATTCAACATCCTACCTCAACACCCTATCCACAAGCGTGACCCGTGTGGCGGATTCTGCTTCTAAAACGGGCATAAGCTCGCTTATCGGGCAGACGGAGGGGACTGTATTTCTTGAGTTTGAAATTAGCACAAACACGGGATTCAATAGTCAATATCCCGCTTTGATTGATATATCAGACGGAACATCAAGCAATAGATTCAGTTTATTATTAAATAATGCATCTTTTTCGCCTGCAAAGCTTCAGTTGTTTGTGGTGAATGGTTCAGCTACTCAAGCATCTATAACGGCTTCAGCTTCAATTACAACTGGACGGCATAAGGTGGCATTCGCATACGCATTAAACAACTATGCTGTTTATATGGATGGGGTATTAATTGGAACCGACACTTCGGCAACAGTACCCGCTTGTAGCAAGGTAGCGTTGACAAATTTTGACGGAACCTTTGTCGCAGAAAATAAAACAAGCCAAGCCCTACTATTCAAGACCCGTTTAACAAACGCCCAACTGGCAGAATTAACTACTTTGTAATATGACTTTCCGCAAGTACGAGTTCACGCCCACGCAATGGGCTACGGCAAAGGCCAAGATTCAAGTAACCCCCGAAGAAGGCGAACCAACGTGGGACGCTACCAAAGTGGTGGCGGTTGTGGAATTAGGCCACATTTGTTTGGAGCATAACGAGGAAGGCGAGTGCATCAACGCTTCGCCAAAGTATGCCGTTGACATTTTATGGACCGACAAGCCCCTTACTACGAGCTTCGCTTCGTATGTGGTGTGGCCCGACCCTTGTGGCGTTCACGTCTTCGCTGGCTGGGAGCAAGCATACGCAGAAGAATACTGCAAGGCTAACCCCGAATACTGCCAACCTCCTGTTCCGCCTGTAACTGAATAACGATGACAAAGGAATCCGCAGATAGCGTTATCACCTCTTGGTCGCTGACAGGAGCAGGATTGCTCGTTAGCTACGCACATCAGGCGTTAGGTCTGATGGTTCTATTGGCATCACTTGCTTACACCTTGTGGAAGTGGCGCAGAGATTGGCTTCGTGAAAAGAATCGCAATGTTGATTGAGCGTATTTGGAAAGACCCAAAGACAACAGTATTAGGCCTGCTTATCGTAGGCCTTTGCTTTGTTCTGGTCTTTTTTGAGAAGGCTTCGCTTACGGAGGTATCTGCGTTCCTGATGGGAGCGTTTGCCCTGTTGTTCCTAAAAGACCCTAAAGATGAAAAAGCAGGTAGTAAGTAACCACGTCAGCAAGAGCAAGAAGCGAGGCAAGCATTCAAAGAGCGCAAGCAGCAACAAGCGGAGCAAGAACTACAAGAAATCATATCAGGGACAAGGAAGATGAGAACTCTCAATCGCATCATCCTCCACTGCACCGCTACTCCCGAAGGCAAGCATTTTGACGTTGACACCATCCGCAGATGGCACGTCAAGGACAGGGGTTGGAAAGACATCGGCTATCACTACGTCATCTACCTTGATGGCTCGGTACACGAAGGCCGACCCATTGAACAGGCAGGAGCGCATACAAGCGGTCACAACAAAGATTCCATCGGCATAGTTTACGTTGGTGGGTGTGATGCCAAGATGAAGGCGAAGGACACTTTGAACGAAGCACAAGAAGTTGCGATGGTTAATTTGATACAGGCATTGCGAGCAGCACACGGAGAGCTATCCCTTCATGGACACAACGAGTACGCAAACAAGGCCTGCCCTTCGTTTAACGTCAAAACCAAATTCCATTGGCTTCTTTAGAGGACTTCATCAACGATTTAGAAAATGCGCCACAACCGACTTGCAACATTGACAATCCTGACGAGTGTACTTCTTGCGGCAGTTAGTGGATGCAATTCTGCCAAACCTATCCTCGAGAGTGTAATTGTAAGGGACACGGTAATTGTAACGGAAACAAGGTACCTCATAGACACGCTGGAGGTGATGAAGGACACCGTGATATACCAAGACAAGGTTCGGGTGCAGTTTCAGTACATCGACCGAAAGGTCGTGGTTGAGGCAGCTTGTGAGCCTGATACCATCCGCATCACCCAAACCAAGATTGTGGCGAAGCAAGAGCCGAAGGTCAAGAAGTGGACTTTGGAATCGTACTTGGGAGCTTTGGCTTTCATCTTGACGTTTGCCTACCTCATCAAGCGGTGGATTGACAAACTGACGGAATAAGCCCGTAGAGGGCATTTATATGCGTTCTAATACACTTTCTACCAAAAGTGGGATGGTTGTATGGTTTCGCATATAATAGTGGCTTAAATCAAAGATTCCCTTCTTTTTCTTTGTTTAGTTTCTTTTTCTTTCAAGTAGTTGGTAAAGTTATATGTTGACTTACTTGATAGTTAAGTCAAGTTATAGTTTAACTAACTTAAGTAAGTAAGTTAAGTAAGTTGTATAAAAAACTAAATAAACTTGACATACGCAAGTACCTATGCATAGATTATGCTAATTTTTAATCATTCTAAATAGTGAACGACCATATTTTCATTTATTGGGATGACTTACCTTTGGGTAAACCATCAGAGAATGAGCAAGACACCAACATACTACATCGGGAAAACACTCGGCATAGAGGCGAAGGATGTGGTGATGGACTTCCAACCTGACAACTACAATTTAGGTACGGCACTCACCTACCTGATGCGAGCAGGAAAGAAGCCCAACAACCCCATCACCCAAGACATTCGCAAGGCTATCGCACACCTTGAGTTTGAATTAGAACGCCAAATAAAGCAACAAACAACCGATGAGCATTCAGGAACAAGCGCAACAGGTCAAATCAACGATGTCAAGTATGCAGTACTATACTAACCCTGCCAAGCGCAGGAAGATTGACTTCTTGCTCGCTGAATGCGCTTCCCTGTTCGCCAACTGCGACTCCACCTACCAAGCTCGCCAAGAGGCGAAATACAAAGAGCAATCAATTCTTGCAGAAATCGCAAAGATTGATTACCACTTCGCCATCCAATGCGGGTACCTTCTACAGGACAACTAAAGTCCTACCACGTTGTGGTGGGCAAGGTTCCGAGCCTCAACGCCTTCTACGCATCAAAGCATTGGACGGTACGAGCAAAGGCAAAGGACAAGCATTGTGCTGAAGTGTTGCAACAATTGCAAGAGTACGACTGCGTACCCATTCACCACGTCTACATCACCTGCAAGGTCAACTACCGCTACGACATAGACAATTCCATTATGGCGGTCAAGTTTGCCCTTGATGCGTTCCGCAAATGGGGAGGAGTCAAGGACGATTCAAGAGCCTACGTCCGAAAGCTCAAACTGGAACACGACCCAGAGATTCACCCCGACACCGCAGAAATTACGTTTCAGGGTTTGGTGGTTGAGCAAAGTTGATTATATTTGTCCTGTCAACTAAAACCAATCATTATGACACTTAACCTCTCACAGGACACCTACTCCCAAGCATTAGTTGCGCAGCAGGCGCAAATCCAAGCACTCCAAAACAAAGTACAAGAGCTTGAAGCCAAGATTCAAGTACTGGAGCAGCAATCTCATCTATTCATTTAAAACCAATCAATACAATGGCTAAAATCGTAAGCATCACGCCCAAAGGGCAATGGCAAGACCTGTTCAAGTTAGAAATCCGTTTTGACAACGGTGACTTCGGAACGGCATTCGCCAAATCACCAACTCCCTCCTACGCAGTAGGCGATGAGGTGGACTACACCAAAAACGAAAAGGGTACTATCAAAATCAACAAGCCTTTCGGAGGCGGCTTTGGTGGCGGTAGCACCCCGAGCTACACTCCCAGCTACGGAGGCGCAAAGAGCGATGACCGTTCTGCCAGCATCATTCGTCAGGTTGCTCTCAAGGCAGCAGTTGAGTACGCTTGTGCAGCAGGCCACGATGTAAACACCATCCTCGCCAACGCAGCAACATTCAATGAGTGGATGAACGGTAACCAATCAACCGCCACTCATCAAGAGCATTTCGCTACACGCAACGAGAGTCCGTTCTGATTGGTTTCTTCGGACGTTGCGTAAGAGCCTCCTTCGGGAGGCTTTTTTTATTGGAATATGTTTGTATATTAGCCGTACCAATCAGAATATGAAACATCCCGACTTATTACCAAACGAAGCATCGCTTCCCTACCTTCAAAGGGCGTTGAAGGGCAAATACTTTGACACAGGCAAACTCGGTGTCTACGAACTGGACGAGTATGTCCGCTTCAAGGATGGTGAGTTCATTGTGGTCACAGGCCACGCCAACGTGGGCAAGACCCACACCTTGATGTACCTGATGCTTTTGCAGTCGTACAATCAGGGCAAGAAGTGGCTCATCTACTCCGCAGAGAACGAGGTCGCATCCCTCAAGCGCAAGCTCATTGAGTTTATGGTGTGCAAACCCATTCAAGGCATTGACGAGCTGACCATGTTCCGCAAGCTTGACTGGATAAACGAGTACTTCCAATTCATTGATGGCAACAGGCTATTTAACGCCTTTGATTTGATTGAAGTAATGGAGTCCATCAAAAACGAATGGGACTACACAGGTGCGCTCATTGACCCGTACAACTCACTCACCACCGACCAAAAGAAACTCGGCAAGACAGGAATGCACGAATACCACTACGAGGTAGCAAGTGCCATTCGGGTGTACGCCCACAAGAACAACGTCACTACGATTGTGAACACCCACCCTGTTACGGAGGCAATGCGCAGAACGCACTACAAAGGCCATCCATACGAGGGTATGCCTATGCCACCGATGACCTCTGACATTGAAGGAGGCGGCAAGTGGGGCAACCGAGCTGATGCGGTCATCATCATTCACCGCTATTCGCAGCACGAAACGGATTGGATTTACACCCACATCCATGTCCGAAAAGTAAAGGAGATGGAAACGGGGGGCCGTGTAACGCCTCTTGAAACACCCCTTGTGATGCAGTCAATGATTGGCAACGTAGGATTTAAAATAAATGGGCGTAATTTGTTGACGCAAACAAAGGATGAACCCACACCACTAATCAGCCCTGACGATGTACCCTTCTGAAGAACTCCACGACCTGTACATCAGGGAGAAGCAACTGATGCTATCAGGCACGGCTATATGGCTTGCCCATCAAGCAGCAGACAAATCCAAAGGTCGTGAGGTACAAGACGAGATGCTTGACCACGTTATGAACTGTCACCACGCAGACCAGCTCTTGCAGCAGTTTATTGACTACCGCCTGTTTGCCAACCGCAAGCTCAACGAGGTGATGCTCGCCAACGCACAACTGCGGGTGAACAACGAGGAGATGATTATGGAGATAGAACGTCTGCAACGCATTATTGAGGACAACCTATGAAGCAGATATTTTCGCCATTTCAACAACTTGAATGCTTTAGGGTGGATGGCGTTGACTACATCTGCTTGGACTACCAAATAATTCAGGACTCGGAAGACAAACTTGTTGACTGGTGTTCTTGGTTTAAGTTCAAGAGGCTATCTGACCACAAGCACTTCTTGATGCCAATTACCAAAATAATAGAAACCAAAAAAGAGGGCAGAGCAACACTCTGCAAATGCAAATGAGAGCTTTTGAATTACAACAAATCAAGCGAGCCCAAAAAACCTTTATGACTCGTTTAGGGTTAGAAGACAAAGATACCCGCCAGCGGGAATACGCTTTAGCAAGAGGGGCTTTTGTAGCCGCCTACCGAAGCAGGGCGAGCCTAACGGAGCTTGCTAAAATATTAAATCGTGACCACTCCACCATAGCCCACGCACAAAGGGAACACGAAGGCCGCCTAAACTACAAGGACTACCGATACGCATACAAAGTTGCCTGTGAAATCCGTGATGAGTTCCCCATTGAATCTATGGAAGGTGTGGATGCCAAGTCTTTGGAGGATGAAATCAAAAGGCTTAACGATATTGTAACGGAGTTAATTAAATATAAAGAACTATATTTAACTCTGAAAAAGACATTTGATGAATTTTAACGTAGGCATATACCCCATCTACGGCTTACTTCTTGGAGTGAATTGGTCAAAGACCGATTACCTTGACGAAGAAGAAACAGTCCAGCAAATACAAATAGCAGTCGGTATCATCCTGCTTGAACTATCGTGGAACTCCTAAACGTACTTGCTGAACGGCACACCGATTGGATTCGGATGGTCAAGAGCTTTGGTGCAGACCAAGACCTTGCCAACGACATCGTCCAAGAGATGTACGTTCGCCTGTACAAATACGTTGGGGAACCTGAAAAGATTATGTACAACGAGAAGGAGGTCAACACCTTCTTCGTGTACGTCACCCTGCGCAATATGTACGCTACCTTGATGAAGGCCAAAGGTCGCATTGAGTTTGTGGATGTCAGCCAACTGGAAGAAGAACTAATCTTTGAGGAGGCCAACGAAGAAGCCGAAGTGCAGCTCGTAGCCCTATACGATGAGATATGGGAGCAAGCAGACGATTGGCATTGGTACGACCGAAAGATATTTGACCTGTACCACAATACCGATATGAGCATCAGAACGCTCGCAGACAAAACAAAAATATCAGCACGTTCAATTTTCAACACCCTAAAAAATGCAAGAGAACGAATCCAAGACGAATGCAACGACCACTACCAAGCGTGGAAGGAAGCCTCGCAAGAGTAGCGGGTTAGGAGATACCATTGAGGCCATCACCACCGTCACAGGCATCAAAGCAGCGGTAGATTGGTTTAGCGAAGCCACAGGCGTTGACTGCGGATGCGATGCACGCAAGGAGAAGCTAAACAAGATTTGGCGTTACCGCAAGCCCGAATGCCTGACCCAAGCCGAGTACGAGTTCATTGGAAAGATGAAAGGCCGTAACGTAGTGACCGCCTTTGAGCAGACCGAACTGAATAAAATCTACAACCGAGTATTCAACGACAACGTGCAGCCAACGAACTGCGGCTCGTGCTTGAAGGGTAGGTTGCAGGAATTAGAAACCTTGTACAACGCCTACTGATGTACGGAGCAAGAAAGTTTGTACAGGCATCCTACGACAGGAATGACGAGTGGGGTAGGAATGTACTTGTGCAATGGCTCCAATCATTTGCTGATAGGTTTGAGATTGTAACAAAGGACAAGGAGGACTACAAGGTTGACGTATTGACCTACGACAACAAAAACAAAAAGCAGATTGCTTTTGAGGTTGAGGTCAAGCACAACTACCCATTCACCGATGAGGAGTCCTTTAAGTTTGACACGGTGAGCTTCTTGGGCCGCAAGAAGAAGTTCGGTGACTTCTACTATGTGATTGTGTGTGCTGAAACGGAAGCTCTGCTCATGGCGCATTCTGATGTCATCTATCGTGAGGAGTACCGTGAAATCAAAACAATAGCAACAAACGAGCGCAACGGGCTTGATGAGTTCTATCGTGTTCCTAAATCTAAATGTTTATTCTATGCCAATTCCAAAACCTAATTCAGGCGAAAAGCAATCCGACTTCATTCAGCGATGTATGGAGGCCATCGGAAGCGAGTACACCGACAAAGACCAAGCAGTAGCAGTTTGCTACACACAATGGAGAGAGGGCAAATAGCCCTCTTTTTTATTCAATGGATATTCGTTTTTATGCAAATGCCTGATTTTTAGGAATCGGCTATTGTAGGTTCAATTAACCTGCATACATTTGGGTATCATTAAAAACCAATCACAATGAAAACTTTTTACACTTTTGAGGTCAACTACTTTGAAAACGACCTATTTGACTTTGTTACTTCAGTTGCTGCTGACAACTTCTCTGAAGCACTAACAAAGGTTTACCTAAAGTCCATTGAGAAAGCCGAAGGTAAATCATCCATTACGTTCAAGAATTGCTACATTGCCTAAAACCAATCAACATGAAAAACATACTTTCTTTTATCGCTCAAGTGCTTGCTGCCTTTGTGGTAGTGATGGCATACCTATACACCCTTGAATACTTTGGAATATGATTTTTGAGATTGATGACCTTCAGATGTGGCTTGAGGATGTAGTCAAGATGCCACAGGCTTACTGGAACGCAGTAGAAGCAGGAACCGATAGAGAATACCTCGCCCAATGGCTTGGGTACGAATCGGTAGACGAGATGGAGAAGTACGAGATGCAGATTGAGTACAAGGAGGAATCCTACAACGAGGATGGCTACACCAACACCACAAGCTACCCCACCTCGCACATTGAGAATCCACCTACCAAGATGGATATGGAACTTTACTACAAATGGATTAACTGGGCAACCGAAGCAGCAGCAGATGAATACTAAATCCAAATCCGCAATGACTCTTTTCTTTGAGTACCATCCCGAGTTCAGCGATGCCATCAAAGAGATGTACCTCCACATTGAGCGCACTCAACTTGAATCAGCATACTTCACAGGCAAGGTGCAGTACGATTCAGGCAAGTCCGAGCAGCAATTCTTTGCCGAGCGTTATGAAGATTAACCAACTTGACTTGTTCAGCGGAATCGGTGGATTCCATCTCGGCTTTGAGCGAGCAGGATATGAAGTCACATCCTACTTCTCGGAGATAGACCAACACGCTATCGCAGTATACAAACATCAATTCCCAAACTCTACTTATGTCGGATCAGTTACAAATGTTCGGGGAGCAGACCTTCCCCGAATTGACCTCATCACTTTCGGAAGTCCTTGCCAAGATTTCTCATTGGCAGGAAAACGAGCTGGGATGGAAGGAGAAAGAAGTTCTCTTGTCCTCCAAGCAATCCGCCTTATTGGCGAATGCCGACCAAGTGTATTTGTCTGGGAAAATGTTAAAGGCACGTTCTCCTCAAATGATGGCGCAGACTTTTGGGCGATTATCCAAGCCTTTACCAACATTGGGGGTTATAGACTTGAATGGCAATTGCTTAATACAAGTTGGTTTCTACCCCAAAATAGAGAGCGGATATACCTTGTCGGATATTCTACAACCACAGGAGGAGATTGGCGAGGAGTATTTCCTATCGGAGAAGGTGATAAATCAAATCCTGTCCAACGAGTCCAAATAGTCGGGCATCGTGGCACAGGCGGTCAGCAAGGATTCATCTATGGTGAGGATGGCATAGCGGCTACTCTAAACGCCTGTAGCTACAAAGACCCGATGAAAGTACAGGTGCTTGATAAGCGTGGCAACCACAAGAAAGGTGAGAATGCTTATACGCTTGTAGCTGGATATTACAAGCAGCCATCTGATGGTGATTACCTGAAAGTAAAGCAAATCGGTACGAGGCGTGATTCCAATGGTGGAACACAACCCTATCAGCAAGACCGAGTGTATGATGCTGATGGAATTGTTCCTGCATTAAATCGTGGCAAGAGTGATTTGATTATTAAACAGGAGATTGGCGATTATCGTAGTGATGAAGGATGGAGGCCACGAAAAGATGGAAATTGCCCAACACTTGCTGCTCGTGCAAGGGAAGATGGTAGCGGTCAGCCATTGCTAAAAACAAACTATTCAAGCAAAGCTCTAAATGAAACGATAGAGAACAGTGAATTAGTAGAAGGAGAACCGCAAGCTCTTGATTTGTACAATCGTGTAGCAAGAAGCGAATCACCAACCCTCACCGAGCCACACCACAACTCTCTACGGATGTTTGATGGCTACCGTATCAGAAGGCTCACGCCCATTGAATGCGAACGCTTACAGGGATTCACCGATGACCATACCGCCTTTGGCAACTACGATGGTGTAGTGAAGCCAATGAGCAACACCCAACGCTACAAGCAATGTGGCAACGCAGTAACGGTGGATGTGGTTGCGGCAGTTGCAAAAAATTGTTTACCTTTATTCAAAACCAATCAACAATGAAAATCATAGAACTACTTGATGGCAGCACTTGGGATATGGAAACAGTCCTGACCAAGATGCACGATGATGACTTCTACTACGGCAACCTGTCAAAGAATGCCCTGTCATCTTCCGCCTGTAAGCTCCTGCTTACCTCACCCAAGACCTACCACTACGTCACCAAGTACGGCAGTCAGGATTCAGATGCCTTCTCGGTAGGCCGACTGGTTCACCTTATGGCTCTTGAGCCTCACCGTGTAGAGGAGTACAAGGTGATTGAGGTGCAGAGCAAGAACGCAAAGGCTTGGCAGGAAGCAAAAGGCGAACGCAACCTATGCACCCGCAAGGAGTTTGACGAGGCTCAACGGATTGCTGATGCGCTACTTCGCAACGAGTACTTCCTGTCAATGATTGAGGGATGCGAGTTTGAGAAGCCAGCAATCGGAATGATAGAGGGTATGCCCTTCCGTGCAAAGGCAGACATCATCGCTGACGGCTTCTTGGCTGACCTGAAAACAACAACCGACCTACGGGCATTCCCTTACTCGGCAAAGAAGTACGGCTACGATGTACAGGCGTTCATCTACACTCGGTTGTTCGGTGTGCCGATTGACAAGTTCTACTTCATCGCTATTGACAAGGCGAGCTTGGATGTAGGCATCTACTCCATCACTCCCGAGTTCGTAGCAGAAGGCGAACGCAAAACGCTTGAGGCAATAGAATTGTACAAGCAGTTCTTCATCTTGGGTGAGGACTTGGACTCGTACACAATCTTCGGTGAGTTATGAAGACACCAATGCAGAAGTACATCCTTGAACTCCGCAAGAGGCGGAACATAGCGGTGTACGGAAAGAATACGGAAGCAGCACAGGCGTACAACATTAGCTTGCTGATTGCGGAACGCTACCTTCAGATGGAGCGCAACGCTATTGAATCGGCTTGCACTTGGGGATTCGTTTGCAAGAACCAATACAAGTCAGTCATCACATCAGGAGAACAATACTTTAAAGAGAAATACAATGAGGATATTTATTGTTAAGGAATTGCATGGCTATGAAGCTTGGGACATTGCATTCTTTACCAACCGAGAAGCGGCAGAAGAATGCAAGAAGTATTTGGATTCTATGTACAACGATGATGATTACTTCATCCACGAATTAGAAGTTAAAGAAACCTTTAACACCAACGAGAAATGAAAGCAACACTTGAATACAACCTACCTGATGAGCAAGAGGAGTTCCAAGATGCAGTCAATGGTGCTAAATGGAAGTACGCTATGTGGGTAATGGATAACGAACTGCGAGCTTTGACCAAGTACGCTCCTGATTCAATGCCTGATATGGAACACGAAACGTATGAGAAGATTCGCAACACCCTACACCGCATCCTAAACGAAAACGAACTAAACCTATGAGAGAGCAATTTATGCGTATCGCAATGGCGAGGCTACGCAGCACCTATCCGTTTAAACCCCAACGCAGAGCGGTTGCAGCTCGTATGTGGGTAAGCCATCTTGAACGCTACGCTATGAAAGAATGGCAACGTGAACAAATGCGCCAAGTTCGTGGATGCTCTGCCCACGCAGCACAACAGGAGTGGGAACTGCAAGAAGAAGAACTCAACAAGCGAATGGACATAATCGGGCAGAACGGCAATACAGGCGAACACTATGAGTAGACCCTTTGTCCTTGCCTTTCACAAGGTCAATTCAGGCGTAAGCTATCACCGTGTGTTTGCGCCACTAATCTGCCACCACGATGCGGACGTGATGTTCATTGAGAAGATTACGGATGTTGAACCTGATATGTGGGCAAAGGTCACGCACATCTTCGCAAGCCGTGCATTCCCTGTTGAGCCGTTTGCCGACTTCGTGAAGCTCTGCCGAAAGGAAGGCATCAAACTAATCGTTGACCAAGACGATTGGTGGGTGCTACCTCCTAACCATCCCCTCAACGGATTCTTCGGTACGCAGATGAAAGAGCGCATAATACGTTCAATGAAAGCAGCAGACGAGGTATGGGTGACCAACAAGCACCTCGCCTCAAAGGTGAAGAAGTACAACACCAACATCCGAATCATCCCCAACGCCATCAGCGTACCCACTTGGCAGATAAACCGCCAACCCTCCGACAAAGTAAGATTCGGATACATCGGAGGCAACCATCACCAAGCGGATGTCAAAGCATCTACTATTGACCTTACTGGATACGAAGCGTTTGTTGCTGACGTGGATGGCTACCCCGAAATGATGAAAGCACCATACAAGCTCAACACCTTCCCCCCGAACTCATACCATCGCCTGTATGACTTCTTTGACGTGAGCCTTGTGCCTTTGGTAGGTTCGGAGTTTGCCAAGTGCAAATCCCATTTGAAGATGCTTGAGGCTGGATTCAGCCGTTGCGCCCTAATAGTGAGCAACACGCATCCCTACACGCCCTACATCACCAAAGACAACTGTATTGCCATCAATCACCCATCGGAATGGGCAGGAGCAATCAAGAGGCTAAACGATAACCCCAACCAAGTCCAAGACCTTGCAGATTCGTTATACGAGTTCGCACAAGACTTCACGATGGACAAAATAAACGAACTGCGATGCTTTACATTGTAACCCCTTGCTCACGCCCACAAAACCTCAAGTACATCAGGCAGCACATTCCTGAATGGGCAACGTGGGTTGTGATGATGGACGCAAATTGCGACTTCAAGGAAGCAACAGGCGCAAGCGTAACCCACTACTCAAAGCAGACAGGATACTGGGGACACCCACTACGCAATGAGTTCCTTGACCTTTACGCAGAACATTTCACACAAGATGACTGGGTGTACTTCTTGGACGATGACAACATCCTACACCCAAAGTTCAACGAGCAATGGTCAACCATTCACAACCTTGACTCATCCATAGTCACGTGGGGACAAGAGGGAAGGCTACGCCCTACCGACCAACCAAGAGTCGGAAACATAGACACCGCCTGCTTTATGTTCAAACCCTACCACGTTCCAAAGATTAGATTCAATGACACCTACGAAGCAGATGGAACCTTTGCAGAGGCCGTAGCCAAGCAAGGAACACTTATCTGCGTAGATGCCTACCTTTGCTATTATAACGCTCTGCGATGAAGAACCACACAAAGGTCTACCTGAAGGCAATGGGCTACGATACAACTGACTTTGTGCCTTGCGAGGTGTGTGGAGCCAAAGCCGTAGACATACACCACATTGAATCTCGTGGTATGGGAGGGAGCAAACAGGCGGACACCATAGATAACCTGATGGCTCTATGCCGAGATTGCCACATCACATACGGTGACATCAAGCAACACAAAGAGATGCTTCAAGCAAGACACAAATACCAACTATCTAAAAGAGTTATTTAATTATGAAACGAGTACCTATCTCGCAGGTTATTCCTAACCCGACCAACCCACGCATCATCAAGGATGACAAGTTCAAGAAGCTAACGAAGTCCATCCAAGAGTTTCCGCAGATGCTTGAGCTGCGCCCTATCGTGGTGGATAGCAATATGGTCGTTCTTGGCGGCAATATGCGCCTGAAGGCTTGCATTGCAGCAGGGCTTAAAGAAGTGCCTATCATCGTAGCGGACAACCTAACCGAGCAGCAACAGGCGGAGTTCATCATCAAAGACAACGTAGGCTTCGGAGAATGGGATTGGGACTTGCTCGCTAACCAATGGGACGTAGAGGCGTTAGAGGATTGGGGGCTTGAGCTTCCGTTTGACAATACCCCTGTGCTTGAAGCCGAAGAGGATGACTACGAAGCACCATCCGAAATACAAACGGACATCGTATTAGGTGACCTGATAGAGATAGGCCAACACCGCCTGCTATGTGGGGACTCTACCGATAGCGATGCAGTTGCAAGGTTGATGAACAATGAAACGGTAAATCTGCTCACCGACCCACCTTATGGCATTAACGCAAACAAGCAAACGCTTGGAAGCGGTAAGAAGCAATTTCATCGTGGTGAATCTTGGGACGCTGAAGTTCCTGATTTTTTCTACATTCTTGAATTTGTAGAAAAGGCAATTATTTGGGGAGGCAATTATTTTACCAATAGACTTGAGCCAAATAATGATTGGTTATGTTGGCACAAAAAAAATGACAATTTAAGCTTTTCAGAATTTGAACTTGCTTGGACTAATCTTGGAAATAACTGCCGACATCTATCTCATCATTGGGGCAAGGAAACAAAACTGCATCCAACAATGAAACCCGTCAAGGTAATTGAATGGTGTATTGGTATGCTTGATTCAAAACCTATCCTTGACATTTTTTGTGGTAGCGGCTCTACAATGGTAGCAGCACACCAACTTAACCGTAAGTGCTATGGTATGGAACTTGACCCGAAGTACTGCCAAGTGATTGTAGACCGAATGCATAAACTTGACCCATCACTTGAAATTAAAATAAACGGCAAACCGTATGGCAAATAATGACATCCTTAAAAAGGCAATGCTTGAGGCTTTGGAGAAATCTTTAGGTGTTGTCACCTCTGCCTGCAAGACGGTGGACATCTCAAGAGAAACGCACTACCGATGGATGCGTGAGGATGCTGACTACAAAGCAGGAGTTGAAGCACTATCAGACGTTGCCCTTGACTTCGCAGAAAGCCAACTCCACAAGCAAATCAAAGACGGCAACTCAACCGCCACAATCTTCTACCTAAAGACAAAGGGCAAGAAGCGTGGGTACATAGAACGCCAAGAGGTAGAGGTGGCATCAGGCAAGATGTTCCAAATAGAGGTGCTTGGGGAAGATTCAGACCAATAAGGTATTCAACCACCTAAAGCGCAGCGACAAGAAGATAGTCGTTGAGCAGGGCGGAACCCGAAGCGGAAAAACGTACAACATCCTGCTTTGGGTAATTTTCTATTATACGGACCAACATACGGACAAGACGATAACAATCTGCCGTAAGACGTTCCCATCGCTTCGTGCTTCGGTAATGCGTGACTTCTTTGAAATACTGCGTAGCCACGACCTGTACCGTGAGGAGTACCACAACAAGTCAAACCACGAATACTACCTCAACGGTAACTTGGTTGAGTTTATCAGCCTTGACCAACCACAAAAGATACGAGGCCGCAAGCGTGACCTGTTGTACATCAACGAGGCCAACGAGCTAACGTACGAGGATTGGCAGCAGCTCATCCTGCGTACCGAAGGCAGGGCAATCCTTGACTACAACCCTTCGGATGCGTTCCATTGGATTTACGACAAGGTGGTTACCCGTGATGACTGCGACTTCTACCAAACGACCTACCTTGACAACCCGTTCCTTGATGCAGGCATCAAAGCCGAGATTGAACGCTTAAAGGAAACGGACGAGGACTATTGGCGCATCTACGGCTTGGGCGAGCGTGGCATGAGCCGTGCCACCATCTTCCAATTCGGGATGAATGAAATACCTGCTGATGCAAGCCTACTCGCTTATGGGATGGACTTCGGCTACACCAACGACCCGACCTCGCTTGTAGCGGTGTACAAGTCGGGTGACAACCTGTATGCCGATGAACTCATCTACCAAACAGGACTCACCAACCCAGACATTAGCAACCGACTCAAAGACCTAAACCTTGACAGGCGCACGGAAGTATTTGCGGACTCTGCTGAACCCAAATCCATTGAGGAGTTGCATCGCATGGGGTGGAACGTAAAGCCCACGCAGAAGGGCGCAGATAGCGTTATAGTGGGTATTGACGTGCTGAAGCGACACAAGCTATTCGTGACCCCACGAAGCAACAACCTAATCAAGGAACTTCAGAACTACAAATGGGTAGAGGACAAGAACGGCAACCTCCTCAACAAGCCCATAGATGCGTTTAACCACGCCATTGATGCAATGCGGTACGCAACATACAACAAGCTCTCACGCCCCAACTACGGGCGGTATGCTATACGCTAATTTTAAAAGGTTATTTGAATATGGAACTGAAGGTCATAGTACCCACCTCACTATCTGAAATCACCCTTGACCAATACCAACGCTTTGCACGGTTGGAGGGTGACGAGGAGTTCCTCACCCATAAGATGCTTGAAATCTTCTGCGGTGTGCCTTTGGCGCAACTGCCGAACGTCAAGTTCTCAAGCGTAGCAAATGTGATGCGCCACATCAACACGATGTTTGAGGAGAAGCCATCACTCAAGCCTACGTTCACGATTGGTGAACAGGAGTTCGGATTCATCCCCAACCTAGAAGACATCACCTTTGGCGAGTACGTTGACCTTGACAACTACATGGGCGATGTGCAGAACCTCCACAAGACGATGGCGGTGTTATACCGACCTGTCACGGAGAAGGCAGGCAAGCGATATGCCATTGAGCCATACGAGTCAGCGCAGAAGTATGAGCAGCAGATGAAGGATGCTCCAATGGATGCGGTAATGGGTGCATCGCTTTTTTTTTGGCGTTTAGGAAACGACTTGTTGGTCGCTACCCTGACCTCTTTGGAGAAGGAGAAAACGAGTACACAAGCGAAGCCCAATTCGGACGTAAGTGGGGATGGTATTCTTCCTTCTATCAGCTCGCTCAAGGAGATGTTACAAGATTTGACCGAGTCGGAAGGCTTGGTATTCACGAAGCCCTTACCTTTCTCGTTTTTGAAAAAGAGCGAATTGATTTAGAACGCAAGCAAATAGCAAAAATTAAATGAGGCAGTTTTACGACATCACGACCAAGCTTAAGGACACCCTTGAAGCCCATAGCCAAGTCAACGTAGTGACTACGGGTGACCTGTTTGACATTGACCTGAACAAGCAGACCATCTTCCCTTTGAGCCACATCATCATCAACCAAGCAACATTTGAAGGCCAAATTGTACGCATGAACGTAAGCCTCGTTTGTATGGACTTGGTAGATGAAACCAAAGAGAACCCTCGTGACCAAGCAGAACCGTTCTACGGCACGAGCAACGAACAGGACATTCTGAACACGCAGCTTGCCGTCATCAACGATGTGGTGACCGAACTACGAAGAGGCACGTTGTACTCGGACTTGTACCAGTTGGATGGCTCGGCATCAGCAGTACCCTTCAGCGAGCGTTTTGAGAACTTGCTTGCGGGATGGACTGCTACGTTTGATGTGCTTCTTGCTAACACCGAAATAAGCGTTTGCTAAATGGCACGGAAGGAGTTGTTGGATGCGGTCTTGACCAAGTTTGCTAAATACGTTATTCAGCAAGCGAAGAACAACCTTACCCGCAACAAACGCAACTCATCCAAAGACTTGTACAACTCCTTGTCCTACGATTTGAGCGTGGGGGAAAATTCGTTCTCCTTGAGTTTTAAGATGGAGGACTATGGCGAGTACCAAGACAAGGGTGTTAAGGGCGCAAAAAGCACCTATGCAAGCGCAGCAGGCTCTCCATACAAATACACCAACAAGATGCCTCCCGCAAGTGCGTTTAGCCAATGGGTAGTACGCAAGGGGCTGGAAGGAGTACGCAACAAGCAAGGGCAGTTCGTGAAGCGCAAGAGCTTGCAGTTCGCTATTGCTCGCAGCATCTACGAGAAGGGTATCCCCGCCACCAAATTCTTCAGCACACCTTTTGGCATTGGATTCAAGAGGCTACCGCCCGATATCGTGCAAGCATTCCAACTCACCGAAGAAGACCTTAAAGCATTTACAAGAAAATGAGTGTACCTGTATCAGCGACCCCAGCATCAATTGCTACGGCTCGCAGTCCCATATTCATAACTGGTAAGAACAACACCCTCACCAATGATGCGCTCAACTCTATGAGCGTAAATATATCTACTTATACGGGTGTTCAAACGCCTGTTGCTGGAGCAACAACCTACACCCTGTCAAAGGGCTACTCCATTGATGAGGTAATCAACTTTGAGATTGCTGACTTGGTGCGTGAGAAGTTTCAGCACCCGTTCGGTAAGGCGTTCATCACGGCACCAAGCGCATCGGAAACAGGCGAGGCAGTATGGGTGCGTAGAACTGGTAGTTGGAATTACTCTAACAACGGAGCCGCACCTGAAGATGGAATTATCGGAACAATATACTTCTTGGTTCTTGATGGCTACAAATCATTAGGCGAAGCGCAGAACAACGGAGTCACACGTGCAGGTCTTGTAACGCAACGCCCTATTCAAGTGCTTGCAGGCAACTACCAAAGCCTTGCGGTGTCCTACAACTCATACTCTGGAGTCAACGGCTTCAGCATTGAGATTGACGGTACTGAATACTGGTTCTCACTCAAAGATGAACTCGGATGGGATAACACCACCACGACCACTACGCAGATGGTCATTTACATTCCAAGCGGTGTTGCTAACGTAGCAGCATTCTTGGGAGTAACGCCCACCGATTCCTACACCATCAACCTGTTGGTGGCAAACGAGTGCGTGAGCTACAACGATAGGGTGAAAGCCGATGGAGGCATTGTAGAAGGATTTGACTGCCTATGCGAAGCGGTAGATGCTCTTGGCGGCAACGATGACAAGGTGGCCTATGACTTTGAGGTGGTATGCGAACCCAAGTACGACCCCTACTTGGTGCAGTTCGTGAACAAGTACGGGATGAGTGACTACATCACCTTCTTCAAGAAGTCCTCCGAGCAGGGCAACTTCACGCAGGATTCATACCAAAAAAGCATCTATGCGGATGCCTACACGGATGTCAACTACGCAACAGGCAAGTACCAATCGTTCAACATCAACTCTCGCAACACGCTAACGCTCAACACGGGCTTCGTGGATGAGTCGTATGGTGATGTCATGGAGGAAATCCTAATGAGCGAAAAGGTAGCCATTTGGCAAGATGACCAATGGGTAGCCGTTGTACCAAATCGTGGTAGCATTGACTACCAAAAGTCGGTGAACGACAAGACCATCAATTACACGATGAGCTTCACCTATGCGTTTGACCAACGGATGCTTGTACGATGAATAAGGTTGACATATACGTCAATGACCAACGTCTTGACATCTTTGATGACGAAGAAATCACTATCAACCTATCGGTGCAGAACGTGCAGGACATCAGCAAGGTGTTCACGGACTTCACGCAAGGATTCACTGTTCCTGCAAGCCCTACAAACAACGCCATCTTCAGCCACTATTACCGCACGGATGTAAATGGTTCTTTTGATGGTCGCTTGCGACAACCAGCAAGAATTGAAATCAACTCCTTGCCATTCCGCACGGGAGTGATTGAGATTGAGAACGTGCAGCTCAAAGGCACAGAGCCGTACTCCTACACGCTAACGTTCTATGGGGACTTGGTAAACCTCACCGACCTATTTGGCGATGACTACCTGTACGACCTTGACTTCAGCGCATTTGACCATGAGTACACGGATGACGAGGTACGCATTCGCTTTATTGCAGATACCGACTTTGAGTTCTTTTATCCGTTGATGAGTCCTGTGAAGAATTGGTACTACAATTCAAGCGGAGCAGACACCAATGACAACAATATCGCTGACAATGCTTCGGGCGTTCACGGCATCCATTGGTACGAATTGAAGCCTGCAATCAAGGCTACGGCTGTGTTAGATGCTATGGAAGCAAAATACGGCATCACATTTTCAGGTGACTTCTTAACATCCGTTCCGTTTGTTGACTTGTCGCTATGGCTCCACCGAGCAGAAGGCTACCTCTTTGATAGCGGAAACGACATTGCTTGGACGTTGATTGACTTCACCCGCAACACGGGAAGCGGTAGTGACTTCAACCTTGCTACCGAAACGTGGACAAGCCCTGCCGATAACGACTACCGATTTGTGGTAACAATGGGCAGTTGTACAGAGAACTACGAACTTGGTATTTTCTTCAATGGTCAGTTACAGGCTTCGGCTCTTGTAAATACGCACGTCACAAGCATTCAGAGAACCTTTGACCTGTATGTGCCTCTTGGTACTGATGTGCAGCTTGCCATCCGTCCACAGGCTACCAATTCCATCACGTTCCTGCCAACTGATTATAGTTGCGACCAGTTAGACCGAGAAACGGGACTACCTGTCGCAAACGAGTTCTCGGTTGACCGCACCGCTTCGCAGACCATTAGCTTCAAACTAATCGTATCTGACCTTATGCCTGAAATGCGGGTTACTGACTTCCTTTCGGGTATAATGAAGATGCACAACCTTGTGCTTGTTCCGCAGAGCGATGGAAGTTTCTTACTTCAGCCCTTGAGCGAATGGTATGCTGATGGTACTGACCAGAACTACCAAACCTACTTTGACATTACGGAGTATTCAGTCAATCGCCCGCCCATCTATCGGGACATTGAGTTCAAATACCGACCCACCGAGCAGATACTTGGCTTCCAATATCAGCAGACCAACTCGGTAGGCTTTGGTGATTTGCGAGCAACCTTCACTTTTGATGCTGATAACTTCACCATTGATATTCCGTTTGAATGCCCCCTGTTTGAACGCTTGAGCGATTTGGCCGACCCCGACACGTTGACGGGTGTACTCGTGTACAAGAGCATCACGAACGAGGCGAACGAAGACGGCACGTTCAACCCATACTTGGGCGCACCTGTTTTGTTCTACGGATACTTTGATACGGACTTCACATTCTTTGATGAACCGATTATGTGGGTGGATTCTGACGGAACTACCACACGGACAATTACCAATTGTTGGTATGCCAACGTATCAAACCGCTACGACCAAACGCTCTTTGAGGCCAATAGTATGTGCTTCGGTGCTAACATTGACCCTTACTTTTTACAGGTGGTCAAGAACGGATTGTATTACAACTATTGGGCTGACTACATTGCGGGGCTTTACAACCGAAGCCGTAGGCTTGTACAGGTGGATGCGGTATTGCCACTTGGCAAGATTCTAACCCTGAACCTGCAAAACAAGGTGATTTGGAACAACACCAAGTACACCATCAACTCGGTTGCGGTTAATATGACCACAGGCCGCTGCCGTTTTGAGTTGCTTAACGATGACAACTCCACCACATCGGGAATCTACGCAACGCCATCAGAGCCATTATTGCCAGTTGAACCAGAAGTGCCTGAAGAACCACTTCAACTATCTTGAGTATGAAGCCGACTTATTTAGGTTATTTGATTGAACTGCTGCAAGCAAGTGAATATCGCAAGGTGTCTGACAACATAGACATCGCCAAAGGCAAGTATGCGATACCACGCACTTGGAAGGAGTTCCTAAATCGTAGGTAATGGCAGTAGTTGAACAAATACGTGTAGAGGGCGATACTTCAGGGTTTCAGCAGCAGATTGATGCGCTCAACAAAAAGATTGAGGAGCTTGAGAAGAATCTCGGTGGCGTACAAAAGGAAACCGCTGATGTAGCCAAAGAAGCCAAAAAGACAGGCAACGTCATCACCAAAGCCTTTGGAGGCTTGAAGAAGGTGGTGACTGCTCCGTTTGACCTTGCCAAGAAAGCAGCAGGCGGACTGGGAACACTCCTAAAAGGCGGTCTTGGATTCGGTCTTGTCACGGCAGCGGTAGACAAACTATCAGAATCTTTTAACGCCAACCAAAAGGTCGTAGATGCGGTCAACAAGGTGTTGGCTACGTTGAGCATCATCTTCAACAAGATTGCAGAGGCGGTCTTCAGCACCGTAGAGGAGCAGAGCAAACTCAACGGAGGGTTTGATGCAACGAAGAAAGTACTCGGTGGCCTCATCTCGGGCGTTCTGCTGACGTTTGTCGGCATCATTCAGGGAATCACACTCGGAGTGCAAGAGGCGCAGTTAGCGTGGGAAAAATCATTCTTTGGTGACAAAGACGAGAAGACCATTGACGAGCTTAACAAGAAGATTGCCATCACCCGTGAGGAGCTGAAGAAGACAGGCGAGGGATTGCTTGAGTCGGGCAAAATGGTCATCAGCAATCTTGCCGAAGCAGCAAGCGAGGTAGCAGGCACGGTG